TATGACCAACACTACAGTCTGAACAAGTATCAGGCAACTGAATTCATTATGGATGCAGGACACGGTGAAGGTTTTTGTATTGGGAATATTTTAAAGTATGCCCAACGATATGGCAAAAAGGGTGGGAAAAATCGTGCCGACCTTTTGAAAGTAATTCATTATGGATTCCTTGCTTTAAATAATCACGATAAAAATGGAGACTAAGAAATGAAAATTTCAAGTGAAACAAAGGCGATATTAAAAAACTTCGCTACAATTAATTCGGGTATCAAAGTAGATTCAGGCAATCAACTTAAGACGATATCTAACATGAAGAATATTCTGGCTATCGCTACGATACCAGAAACATTCGACAAGTCATTTAGTATCTACAATCTTGTAGAATTTCTAGGTGCAACTAGTCTATTAGAGAATCCAGAATTCAATTTCAATGATGCGTCATTGAGTATTGCTGATGCTGATACATCTCTAACTTACTTCTATGCCTCAGAGGGTATGGTCACTTCACCAGAGAAGATGATTACTATGCCACAGGCAGAGATTAATATAGAGTTATCTTCTACACTTCTAACTGAATTGCAAAAGGCAGCTTCAGTATTGGGTGTTAATGATTTGATACTTACATCTGATGGGACTAAAATTCAGATGCAAGTAACTGATAAGAAGAATACAACTTCAAACACATTCAGTAGAGTTGTGGGCGAAGGCAATGGTGACACATTCACCATGAACTTCAAGATTGAGAACTTGAAAGTTTTAGATGGCAACTACTCAGTCGCAGTATCCTCAAAAGGCATATCTCATTTCAATAATAAAGATTTGGCTTTAGAATACTTTATTGCTTTAGAACCAGATAGTTCTTACAGCGCTTAGGCATAAATACTTATGTGTGAAACAGCGCCAGTCTCCGCTACTTTCATGGGAGTATTAGAATCTCATCATCAATGGTCTAATACACGAACACTCGGAGGGGTTTGTTCTTCTTAATTATGAATACAAAAGAATTTTTATATGTAGAAAAGTATCGTCCAACTATCATTGCCGATACTATACTACCCAAAGGCGTTAAGAAAACATTCCGAGAGTTTGTTTCTAATAACGAGATACCAAATCTGATGCTTTGTGGTTCACAAGGTACAGGCAAAACAACAGTCGCTAAGGCACTCTGTAACGAGTTAGGAGCTGATTTCATTGTCATCAATGGCAGTGACGAAGGCCGACTTATCGACACTTTGCGAACAAAGATTAAAAACTTCGCTTCTACTGTATCTCTTCAAGGTGGCCCGAAAGTGGTCATACTTGATGAAGCAGATTACATATCTGCTGACTCAGTACAACCTGCATTGAGAAACTTCATAGAAGAGTTCTCAAGTAACTGTAGGTTTATCTTTACATGTAACTACAAGAATCGAATCATTGCACCTCTACATAGTAGATGTACTGTAATTGATTTCACAATACCCAAGAACGAAAAACAAGCACTCGCAATGGGTGGCCTTGATAGACTAAAATCTATATGTGACAATGAGGGTATTCAGTATGATGAAGGTATTAGTAGAACTTATACTAAAGTTCTTTCCAGATTTCAGACGATGTATCAACGAAGTTCAACGATATGGTGCAAGTGGTGTAATAGATAGTGGGCTACTAGCGACATTATCAGAAGAAAAACTCACACCATTGATTGATATGATTGCAGGTAAAAACTGGGGCGCCATGAGAAAATGGGTTGCTCAGAATTCTGATAATGATTTCAATGGCTTATATCGTAAGGTATTTGATGCACTCGAACAAAGATTAGAACCAAGTTCTATACCTGCAGCTGTTTTGTTCATCGCTGATTATCAGTACAAGGCTGCATTCGCTATGGATTCAGAAATTAACTTCACTGCATGTCTCACCGAGATTATGTCAGAGTGCAAGTTTAAGTGATTGAATTATTAGTATGGAGTTTAATAGTAATTACATGGGCAACATATGGTATGCATGTAATAAAAGAGTATGTGAGAAATCACATTGATGGAGAATGAAATGAAAGTAGAACCAATAATGAAAAAACCAAGTCTATTAAGAAGACTTGCATTTGCACTTGTCAACGGTTGGCGAAGAGTTATGGATGTGAAATATAATCCATTAAAATATATACCTGACCCAAGTTTACAAACTTACTTTATGTTAGTTTTGTTTACTGTATGGAGTGTGTTCTTCGGGTTTCTGGCTGCAAACTACTTAGGGTTCTTTAACTACAATACTCTAATCAGTATCATCATACATATTGCAATACTATTACCGTTAGCATTTACCAATGCAATCTTTGTAGATGCAGAGAGAGATGGACACAAATGGTTAAAAGAATGGACAGAAGAAAGAAACAGATACCGTATTGTTGCTAACAGACTCAAAACTAAAAACTTAGTTATGTGGAATCCAAACGAAGAAGCATAATGGGTAAATTAAGACAGTGGTTCATGAGATGGTTTGACAATCAACTTGAAAAGTCCTTTCAAAGAACTGCGGATAGAATAAACAAAGAAACCCAAGAAGCAAACAATGACACAATATAACGAAACAGTAGATAGACAGAGGAGATTAATCCTAGCACACGAATGGGCAAATGGCGTTAAGTCGCTTCATGCACATTCATTAACATCTTGTTGGTATGATACTAGGGGTAACGATGGTTCGGTACTCGATATAGAATTCAATAATGGTGTTGTCAAGAGAGAAGTTAGAGAGACAGGCGAAATTGTTTTCTTTGGCGAACCTCTCAATGATGAAGAACTCCTTAAAACTTTCGGAGCTCATACAGGAAAGTAAATGTCCAAACGAAATCCTTTCGACTTCGTTAAGTCGGTCTCTTACGACAAAAAAGATATCATGGTTGATGATATCGAAGAGAAAGCATATCAACCATTCCTAATCAATAAGGCATTATCTTATCACCAAGATGCAGTCTTTCTAGTAAACGAGATGAATACCAGACATAGCACTGGCCACCGTCTTCAATACTGTTTTTTCATAAATACTCTTAGAAAACGACAAAGATTTTCTAAATGGCACAAACCTTTCGAAAGTAAGAAAGTGGAAACTGTAAAGAGCGCCTTCGGTGTCTCTTCACAAAGGGCCAAAGAATATCTTGAGTTATTAAGTGATAAACAGTATCGTGACTTGAAAGACAGTATGAAAATTGGTGGAAAGAATAATGGATGACTTATTAGAATCAGTAAAAGACTTAGTAGAAATAACATTTCCTGAAAAGGATGACTTCTTAAAGATAAGAGAAACTCTATCTAGAATAGGTGTAGCGTCTCGAAAAGAAAAGGAACTCTTTCAGTCATGTCATATACTACACAAAAGGGGCAAGTACTACATTGTCCACTTCAAAGAGTTATTCAAACTCGATGGCAAACAAACAAACTTTGACGAATCAGATGTCGCTAGACGAAACACTATTGTCGATTTATTAAGACAATGGAACCTTGTCAAGGTACTTGACTCAAAGAAAATAGAAGAGCCTAGAGCGCCACTCTCTCAGATTAAGGTTATACCTTATAAAGAAAAGAGTCAGTGGAAACTCACACAAAAATACTCAATAGGCACTAACATAAACTAAATATCCTTGTTATAAATCAATTAATAACAGGAGTATTATATGTTGGAATTTCTTCAATGGATAATTGCTTGGGTACAAGTGTTACCTTGGTTAGTAATGGGTGCATCTCTAGTTGCAGCTCTTACACCTACACCAGTTGATGATGGCATAGTCAAGAAAGCTTATAAACTGCTTGATTGGGTCGCATTAAATGTTGGAAAAGCAAAGGACTAAAAAGTTCTATAAAAACCCCCTTTACAAATCAATGGAACTTCGATATACTGGAGATTCATAATTTCAATAGGAGTATATTATGGAATACGCAATTGCAATTGTAGTGTTATTTGTTATTGTTTACGCTTATCTCAATAGAGATGAAAGTGGTACTACAACTTCATCGGCTCCTGCTCCGGTTTCAAAACCAAGAGTAGTAAAGTCTGGTGTTGTTGTAGATAAAAACAATAATGGTGTTACATCTAAGGCTGAACTTAAGACATTAACTAAAGTCCAGTTACTAGAACTTGCTGATAAACAATCACTGAAGGTAAAACGAAGTGGTTCTAAGGCAGCTGTAATCAACGAGATACACTCGCAGTTAAAGTAAGTCCTCACAAGGACACTGAAAGGGACTCATCTGAGTCCCTTTTTTTTAGCCTCTAGATAACAGTCAATTTGTATAAATAAGAGTATGGAAGAGATTTTTAATCTAATAGGTGAAGTGGGTGCCCCAATTGCAGGAAGTATTCTGATGGGTTTCTTCATCTTTATAGTCATCAAACAGATACTAGAAGGTGTAGTAGACTCAATATCGACTTTAACAATGTTTTGTAAGTCGTTAGAGAATAGGGCAAGAACCATGTCAAACGAAATGATTAAGATAGACCTGTTAGTTTCATCAGCGTTAGAATTAAGACCAGACATAGAACGAATCGCTAGAGCAGAGAACTTCATAGAAGACGAAAAACTAGATGTAAGGAGAGATTGATGGATATCGCTCAAGTTATATCTGATTACGGATTCCCAATAGTCATGTCAGTAGGACTTGGCTATTTCATATATTATATTTGGTGGTTTGTAGGTGAAAAACTAGAACCCGAAATTGAAAAGATGCATTTTCAATTGATTAAAGTAATAGACCAGACAAGAATGTTAGACCAAGATTTGATAAGATTACAACAGAAAGTTGATGTAGTTTTAGAAATGAAGGAGAATATGAAAGTACAAAGGTTACAAGAAGAGGCGAAACGAAAATGAACAAATATTTACTCACAGCAATACTATTCGGTGGAATATTCTTTATGAGCGCTATAAGTGCTGATATCGTACACAAATTTAAGAACCCTAGTTTCAGTGGTCAAGGTACTGCATCTCATTACCTAACTGTTGAGAACCAAGAGTTCACAAGAAAAAAAGAAATCATGGATTCACTTGAAGCTGCAAGAAAGGCTGCCGAGAGAGCTGAAGACAATACAACCATGGCAAAATTTATTCGTAACCTAGAGAGTAGAATCTATTCTCAGATGGCAAAACAATTAGTCGAATCAATGTTTTCAAACGATGGTTCAGTAAGATTTGGTTCATTTGTTCTAGAAGGAAATACAGTAACTTATGAGGTTATAACCAATGACGATGGTACAGAGATGATTAGAATGACTATTATTGCTGAAGACGGAACGACCTCAGTTATTGAGATACCTGTAGGAACTGGAAACTTTGGCCAAGACCCAGACTTGGGATAATAGATGATAACTAGATTCATATTATCTGCCTTACTTCTCCTGACAGGATGTGCCTCAATACCTCAGTGGAGTGAAGACCCTAAAGATTGTAACTATGAGAATGGTTTCAACAAAGATGTATTCACTGGCATAAACAAAGTAATGTCCAGAAAATACATTTGTATTGACCAACCAACTGTTGTTAGATTGCCTTCTCATTTGGCATTATTGAATCTTCCTGCTGCTGACCAAAAACCTGTTGTCGCAGTATACAATTTTATAGATAAGACAGGTCAAAGAAAACCAGAGAGTAATCTCGCATCATTCTCTACTGCTGTAACTCAAGGTGCAACCGAAATGGTTATTGATGCACTCAAAACGGCAGGTAACGGACAATGGTTTAGAGTTGTTGAGAGAAACGGTATAGACAACTTAGTTCGAGAAAGACAGATTATTAGAAGTGCAAGAAAAGATTTCGCCAAGGCAAGTGGCGAAGAGAAGTACCAAGAATTAGCGCCATTACTATTTGCAGGAATTGTAATAGAAGGTGGCATAATAGGCTATGATTCCAATTTACTAACAGGTGGCCGAGGTGCAAGAACCCTCGGGATTGGTTTTAGTCGACAGTATCGTCAAGATGCTGTTACAGTTTCTATGAGGGCAGTTAGTGTTCTCACAGGCGAAGTTTTGTTAAATGTCCAAACGAGAAAGACTATCCTTTCTTATGGTTCAGGTGGAGATGTATTCCGATTCATTGAAGAAGGAACACAACTTATCGAAATCGAGGACGGAGTGGGTAATAATGAGTCCGTGACATACGCAGTACGAACAGCTATCGAGGCTGCCGTACTGGAATTAATCTACCAAGGACACGATAGAAATCTTTGGAAAATAAAGGACGGTCATCGACATCCTCATGAGGCTTCAGGTAAAAATGAGTTACATGAGTTAGAAGATGATTCTACTTTATCAACAGGAGAAGAAGAAAATGAATAAAATTTTAAGTATTTTATTGCTAATGTCGACACCATTCGTTTTTGCTGCTGCTACTGATGATAACGAAGTTATGGTAACCCAAGTTGGAGACACATTGAAATTATATGTAGACCAAATTGGTTTTGGTAACAAAATGGGACTGAATAACTTCAGTTCTGGTTCCGGTGCAAATATGACCGTAACTGGTGTTTCCATGGAATTCGATATCGACATGATAGGTAACCAAAACTTACTGTTTGGTCCGGTCATTGCTGATTCATCAAAGTACCGTGTATTAATGACAGGTTCAAGTAACTCTATCGATTGGAACATTGGTGCCACCGGTTCAGCTGACGACTCAGACATTAATTTCAACATGACTGGAAGTTCAAATACATATGATTTGGACCAAGGAAAGGTTGCAACCGCAGAGAGACTCAATGCAGATTTAGTCCTTATCGGAAGTAGTAATGTTTGGGATATAGATTGGGAGGCAAACGATTTAACATGGAACTTTGATGTTACTGGTGCTTCTAATAATATCAATACATTGCAGAAAGATGGTGCTCATACAATTAATTTTGACCACACTGGCGACAGTGCTGACGTTGACATAATCCAGGTATCTGGTACATGTGTCTCAGGCGGCGGAGGGTGTGCAACACCTAATTCAAACATTAATTTGAACATCACCAGCGATAATGCAGTTATTCAAATCAGTCAGAAAGATTCAGCCGGCGACTCGTAGAGTTCTCGGTTTTTCTTTACTGTTCACTTGTGGGTTCAGTCTTGCGGCTGAGCCCATTGGTGACGTGATTGAGGCGAAAGGTGTAACATCGATTACACGAAATGACACACGATTAAAAACAGATGTCGGTTCAGACATCAACATGTATGATGAAGCAGAAACGGCCAATGGTCGTTTACTTATCAAATTTCTAGACGAAGAAGAACTTAGTCTAACAGAAAATTCCCTCGTATACATAGACGAGGCATACTATGACCCAGACCCAAGTAAATCAAAAATGGCTATCAGAATGGCCAGAGGTACAGCTCGTTTTGCTTCCGGTGCTGGTAAAAGAATTTCAAAATCAAACATAGATGTATCAACACCTACAGCTAACATAACAATGAGAGGGACAGATTTCACGACCACCATTGATGAGTTAGGAAGGACAATGGTAATCTTACTTCCAGATGAAGAGACAGGTGCATCATCTGGTGAAATAGTAGTATATAATGACGGTGGTGAGATTGTACTAACAGAGGCATATCAAGCCACGACAGTCGCATCATTTGATACTGCACCAACTACAGCGGTTACAGTTTTAGGCATTACACCTAACTTAATCGACAATATGTTTATTGTCAATCCTCCAACGGAGATTAGACAGGCGATGGAAGAATCATATCAAGATGACTTAGATTCAGACCAAGGATTACTAGATGTTGATTTCTTAGAATTCAACGAACTAGAGGCTGACGCCTTGGCAGACACCACAGAGGCTGATTTCTCTGAGCTGGACATCGATTTCCTTGATGTTGATTTTTTAACCGACTTACTTGACGTTATTGAAGAACTAGAAAAGACCACAGTGTCCTTATCCCGAAAAGGGGGTAAAGGCGGAGGAAACGAAGTTGCAGGTTTCAGACTTGTAGGTGTTTCAGGTGGTTTTAACAAAGACTCGCAGTTTAATGTATTTGAAAAAGACGGCGACTTGGTTCTTTTTAGAAGTGTTAATGGAGTTATAAATATCCAGATAGCAGCCGGTGGTGCTGGTTTCGCTGATATCGTAGTTGATGGATACACAGGTATTATCAATTTCGGAGAAGGCGATGGCATTGAGATTGTTATCAGGCAGAACTAGGAAAACTTATGAATATTAATATTGACTTTAAAAAGATGAGACAGTGGCACGAAAATTTGACATGGGAAGTAGCAGACTATTTTGGTTGGGACGAATACCAAATGTTGTGGGTTGCTTGGTCTGAAGGATTATTATTGGGCTTACTACTCTTATGGATAATCTAGAATGAAAAAGATTTTATCATTATTAATTATGTTACCCTTGTTAGTTGTCGCAGACGATGACAACAAGGTTGATGTGAACACAACAGGAAGTCAGTCCAATGACAATCTTGGTATCAATATAACTCAAATAGGTTACGACAACGACACTATCTTTTCACTAGGTGGTGCATCAAATTCAATACTAATCAAGCAAGTGGGAAACAAGAATAGAATTTCTTGGGTACCTACTTGGGGTTCACAACAAACTGGTGGCGGAGACTTGAATGGTGATTCTAATAACATTCACTTTGAACAAAATTGCACTAGGGGTTCTTCTTGTGCAGAATCAAATATAGATTTTCATATTAAAGGTGACAGTAATTCCGTCCGTTGGGGTCAAGGTCTGACTTTAAGTGGGTCAACCGATACTACATTTTCAAGTGACGGTGATGAAGGTGGTAACTATCAACTTACTCTAGATATCCACGGTAATAATAATGCATTAGCAGGGTATCAACGAAATGGTAGTCAAAATCTATATTCAGCTCATGATGCTACAATATACCTGTATGCAGACAATAATTCATTTTATGTAATCCAAGAAACAGATGGACAGAAAAACCTCACATTGAAATCATATACTGATGGTAATACAGGTTCTATAGTACAAGATGGACAAGGCGCTCATAACGCAAACATAACCCTAACAGGAACACAATCAACTAACCTAAATGTAACTCAAACAGGTAATAGTACACAAAACTACACACTAACTCAAAGTTGTTATACAGTTGGTGGGTGTGCAGTAAACATAACACAAGGCAATTAGAATGAATGAACGAGTTATAAAAGAAGTCAACGAGTATCGTAAAAAGAAGAAACAACAACAATGGTCTCAAGCCTGGAATGTTATCCTCGCCACATCTCTACTATTAATATGTCTTTACATATTTTTCTTTGCGTGGCCAACAGTTGAACAAGTTTAGAAAATACAGATTAGTCGAGTGGAAAAAGGGTAATCTGGTAGACATCTATGTATAATTGGAAAACAGTTTTAATAACCATCATCGCCCTAGTGGGTATAAAGATATGGTCGCCCTATCTAATAGACAATATTAGATGGTCCTACTTCGATGTTCTACACCAACAAAAAGAAAAAGTGATAGTGGACAACATTCTACTGGTCAACATCGATGAGAAGGCAATAGAGAAGTATGGTCAGTATCCTTTCCCTAGAGATATATACGCAGACACATTATGGGAAACTCATTTCTCAAACACTCATGTATTCAATATACTATTTGCAGAACCAGATAGACTAGGTGGAGATGATGTCTTTGCAGAGGCATTAGAAAACAGACTAACGATACTATCCTCAGCACCCACAATACAAAAAGAATCTGGTAATGCACCATTCGTAAACACCTCAGTATTTGGTGATGGTGATATACAAGACCATGTGTGGAACTTTCCAGGTTTAGTATCGCCAATTCCAAAACTACAAAACAGTACATGGGGTATGGGGGTCACTGTTGCCACACCACCTGTGGCGAATACACCTAATTTTGACGGAACAAACAGAGCGGTTCCGCTGATAATCCAGGCGAATGGTCAATTATATCCAAGTTTAGGATTCGAAGTTCTCAGAGCATACTATGACCAACCCAATTATCAAACTAGGGTAACTGCTGATGCAGGTATTGAGTGGGTTAAAATGGGCAGAGATAAACCAATAGAGACCACATCAAGCGCTGACTTGATGATATCGTATTGGAACGAATTCGAGTCTATCTCATTCGCAGACTTAAGAGAATCTAATTTAGAGAATAAGATTCTAGTCTATGGATTAACCGCTGAGGGGTTATCTATTCCAGTTTCAACCCCAATGGGTGTAATGTATCCCCACGAAGTTCAAGCACACCTAATCCAAACCGTTTCGTCAG